GATTCACTGCGATGTAGTCCGTCGGAGGCGGCTCCGGAGGTGCCGCCTCTTCCCCCCTCTTCGGGGGAACCATCCTCACCGCCCCGCTCGGCAACCGGTAGCTGCGAGGAGGGTTGAGGAAGGCGCCACCCTTCGTCATCGGTATCTCGAAGACTCCGCCGGGAGAGGAGAATTCCTGGGTATACTCCACCCCCTTCTCTGCGTGGGCCCGGCCGGCCGCCGGGAACAGCCACATCTGTCCCGGCCCACCGATCGTCCCGGTGGGCGAGGCCTTCGGGTCCGTCGGATGGATGGTGAAGGGGACCCACGGGCGCTGGGCACGGGGGCGGCGGGGCGGTGGTCTCCCCGTGCTGCCCCGACCCCCTCCCGCAGCCTGACCCCGGCCGACTACACCGGGACCCCCTGCACTCGCCGCTGACAGCAGCTCAAGCAGGGTAAGGCCAGCCTCCGCCCACCCCGGGACGTGGCGGGGTGCCCCGTACTTATAGATCTCGTGCAACTCGCGGGCGGTCGGCTCCCGCGCTCCCCGACCTTCCACCGCCCACATCTCCGGCAGGTACCGCTCCGCCATCCCACCTCTCCTCAGTTTACCCGGGGCCAGAGGCGGTCCTGCCGCTCCCGGCGGGTGTTCCGGCGGGTTGCCCGTCGGCCCGGCTTGTCCACATCCCGGTGGTAGACGTAGAGGTTACGATGCTCGCCGTCCTGGGCGAAGTCTCCGACCGGGTACTCGTGCCCGCTGCGAGGGTCCTGGAACCACCGGGTTCCCTGCCGGCGGTCAGCGATCGAGCTGGGCTCCGCCCCCACACTGTACGGGATGGACAGGCCCGGAGAGCCCCACGGCTCGCGAAGGATGTTGAAGGTCGCATCATCGCCGGGGATTGCGTCTCGTACGGTTGCCTGGATGACGATGGCGACGGAGTTGCCTTCCCGCCACGGATGGCCCCCGGACACCGCATACCGGAGGAGGGCGAGGAAGACCTCAGACATCCGACTTTCGTCCATAAAGTCTATCTCACCGTTTGCAAGCCCCACCGTGAGAATGACCTTCCGGGCGAACAGAGAGCGAAGGCTGGGCTTCGCGGAGCCCGTCGCGAAGGGTGCTGGATTCGCTTCGTCCGTGAGGGCGAAGGTGACAGAGACGCTGGACTTGTTGTTGGGACCCGGGGGAAGTGCCTCCGGTACGAAGTACATAAGGGCGCTGCCGCCCCAGGACAGCGGGGACCAGATGGAGAACCGTCGCTCCCCGCCGGTTCCGAAGGAGAGGGAGGGAATGTGGATGCCAATGTGGGACCCACTGTAGGGCTCAGAGGAGCTGAACTTGATGGATGAGGCGACGCCGCCTTCCAGCCAGTCACTGCCGGTAGCCGGATCTTCGTAGCCAATCTGGCAAATGATAGTCGCTGTCGAGTAGGCCACAAGCCTATCTCCTGCTCAGGATCGCCGTGGTCCCGATGATATTGACCCGCCAGATCGAGCTTTCAAACGGGTCCACCAGGATCTCACTGCCGATTAGACCATTAGCCCCAGTACTCCGAATCACCTTCGCCGCCCTGAGCAGACCGTCGTCCAGCGCCTCCTCCATAGTGTACCCGTATCCCGCTATGATAAGGGAGTCCAGGGTGGTCACTATGTACTTGGAAACCCACGGAGTCCCGAAGAAGCTAACCCCCTTCAGCTCCAGATAAGGTTCACAGGAGAACGCCGGTCGCGGTTCCATCATCGAGCACGGAGGCGGAAAGCCAGCGAGGTTTTCCGCGACGCCCGATTCCATAACCCTCACTTCGGAGGGTTCCTGTCTCCCGCGGCAACCATCCCTCCTAGAGTAGCCATGGCCGCCGCCGCCACATTCCTCCAGTTCAGTCCTCCCGGCATCACCTGCGCCTGGGAGACGAGGAGGGAGCCACCGAACAGCGCACCCCGGGCTGCTCGCTCGAAGAACGCTTCATCCGAGAAGAATCGCTTGACGAACGAGATCATGTCCATTCTCCTTCCTGGATCTGCCGGGCGATCCGCTGAGCGCGAGGCCCCACCTGGGTTGCGTACAGGGAGCTGCGGATCTCGGCGGCAGCTTGAGCGTAGTCCCTTTCCTTCAAAGCTTCCAGCATCCTGCGAAATTTGAGGAGCCCGATGACGCCGACATTGTAAGCGAGGTTGACGACAGCAGCGACTCGCGGCTCGTCCAGGTGCTTCAACCACGGCAGGCGGATGTCCAGCGCTGTACGGATGCGTTGAACCTCGTGGGTCATCCACGCCCGGGCGGTCGCCTCATCAATCTCCAGCACTTGAAGATTCGTCCCGTAGCCGATCGTCCACACACCCAGAGAGTCCTGATACGCCTGGAGTCGGAGACCCTCATCCCGCATGATCTGGTCGTAGACGTTCACCGCCGTAGTCTCCGCCACGCCCAGCCCACGACCAGGATCGGGCCGACGAGCGCGCCGTACATCGCGGCCTCGAAGCCCCAGGCGATCCAGTCCCGCTCTACGGGCACGATAGCCCCGCGAGCTGGCGGCGCAGACACTGCACCCGCTGGATATCTGGCGACCCCGCGAAGTTCGAGGCTGCGCTCTCGTTTCCCGCCGTGTCGACGGCAATGGCATGGTAGCTGCTACCTGTCGCCACCGGAATCTCCCAGACCGCGCAGAGCGACGCGTCCGTCCGGTAGACGATCTCGGTCGCGAGCGGCACACCGTCCTCGACGAGGATTAGCCGATCGGTGTCCGGCTCCGGCGGCCAGACGGCGACGAGCGTCGCGGCTACGACGGCCATCACCGTCGGACTCCCTGCTGGATTTCGAGCTCGCGGATTCGCTCGTCGTGCCCGTCGATCACCCGCGTCAGGCGATCGACGGCGAGCGTGAGCGCGTCGAGCCGTGCGCCGAGGCGCGCCACCACCCAGATCCAGCCGCCAATAATGGCGATAAGTTGAAGGGCGTTCAGCAGATCCCCTATACCCTGGTTCATCCGGTTATCTCCAGAGTCGAATGGAGCGGTGGAAGAGGTTCCCGTCAGTAGGTCCTGTAGAGTCGGAGTAGAGGAGGTGGACGAGGCCACGGTGGAAGGGATCGCGGTAGTACGCTGCCCGATTGTCGGTTCCACCGGACCCGGGGAGGGTTGAAGGGGGGGTGAATGTGGAGCCGTGGTCGAGGGAACGGCGGTAGTCGAGAGGTTGCTCCCCGATGACCACCAGCTCGCCGTAGCCGCCGGTGAGGACGGTGTGGCGGGTGATGATCGAGCTGGACGCGAAGACCGGGTAGGTTGCGGCCGAACCGCCGGGTCGGAGCCGTAGGATGCGAAGGTTGGCCCCGGGTGTCGGCGAAAGGCCCCAGTCGGGGCGGCCCGAAATCAGGTCTGTCGAGTCACCGTCGTGCTCCATGAGCAGGATGTAGAGGTCGTTGCTGGGACCGATGTCCCACTGATACTCTGTGTTGGGACGGATTTCTCCCTGATAGACGCGGTACGCTGTGTTAGAATCGGAGATCTTCGTGGTGACGCTCGCCGTACAGGTCGCCCCGGAGAGATTGCACCACGTTCGGCCCTGATCCCGGGAGAAGGCGTAGTAGAGGTCTGCCTGCCACTCGACGAGCTGGTTGGGACCACTCGCACAGTTCGGCGCGCAGTTGACGTACCGCGCGTCCGTCCCGGGGATGTCACAGACGAAGAAGGTGTTGTCCCGCGTCCACAGCATGTGCAGTGTCGAACGATCGACGCCGAGTAACAGCCGTCCCTTGTTGAAGATGTTACCCGCGCCGCAGAAATCGAAGCTCGCGGTGTCCGTCGGGACCACGCCGGTTGCCGCGTCCATCACCGCGTAGGGACCGTCGTAGCTCCCGACGCTGCTGAGTGAGCCGCAGATCCGCCAGAACGCCCGGTGCAGCCCGCTCGGCGCTCCCTCCCCGCCCCAGCTCCAGCTCGCGTTGTTCGTCGCCTCAGCCATGACGTAGGTACAGCCGGTGGGGCGATCCTCAACCACGGTGATGTCGTAGATGCCGTCGCTCGTCGTCAGGGTTTGCGCCAGCCGGGACGGCAGCCACGAGTTCGACAGGCTCGTCGCACCGGCACGGATGCACGCAGCGTTGCGGCGGGTGGGATCTGTGAAGCAGTCTGTAAGGTCCGTCGTCCTCATCATCACGAGGAGGTTGGAGAAGCGGTCGGAGGCGACCGACGGCCGTTGATGGCCCGAATCATCCTCGGTTAGCGCCGTGCCCCAGGTGTCGGTCGAGTTGGAGTCGAGGACTCCGGAGACCGTGTTCAGGTTGCGATGACGAACCCGTCCGTGGGCCGCCCCCCCGCTCGTCTCGACCCAGTAGGCGAAGGTGAGCTGGTCAGGAGTTGTGCGTGTCATCGGGCTGGCGAGGAAAGGGAAGTTGTCCGTCAGCTCTTCAGGGGAGTCGTCCGTAATTTCGAGGGCGGAGCTGAAGGTGGGGGAGACCCCGCACCAGCTCGTCGGGTGGGTAAGTCGGGTAGACTCCGTGAGTAGACACGCCCCGGCTTCGCCGGCCCCGACAACTGCGAGAAGGAGGAGTGTGATCAGCCGCATCCGAGTGTCCGCCTCGTGCGCTCCGTGCGCTCAGTCACGAACATATTGCAGGGGGCGGGGTCGAAGCTGAATGGGATGGTCCCCGGAAGCTGTTGGTCCCAGTCCCGGTTCGCAGACGCTGGGTCGCAGTAAATCCCGTCGATCCCACCTGCGGGCGAACGCACGTCCACGTCGATCGTCCGGGCGGAGCCGTCGTAGATCACCCGGCCGACACAGCCGCCACCGTTGCCGTGCGCACTCACGTTCTGAAAGTTGATGAACATGTGGAAGGCACCGCCCGGGGAACCGAACCCGAGTGAGCCCATCGTGCCCACTGCAGGACTATCATAGTGATGACCACCGAAGATCATCCGAACATTGGGTTCATCGTCGAGTTGGCTTATGACTAGATCTTCGGACGCAAGCAGATCAGCAGTCGTGGCATACACCATGTAGTGCTGGATGATGATAACGGGTAGGTGACGTCTGGCCCGAATGATGCCTAACGCCCAGACCCCCTCGTCCTCGCTGGGTACGAATTCGTACCCTAGAGTGAGAACAAGGGTGCGTCGGCCACCCAGCTCGATCAGGAAAGCATGGTTGATACCAGAGCTTCCAACGGAATTGCCGTCTCGAAAGGAACCGAGGTAGGTGTTAGGGGCGCGGTAGCGGTGTTCCACGCCGCTCAGCAACGTGATCGGTGTGCCGGAGTAGAAGTCGCGGCCAAGCGACCCACCATAGCTCATCGTGCCGTTGTCGTGATCATCGTGGTTGCCCTGAGTAACGATGACCGGGAAGTCTGCTATCGAACCCAACGCGAGAGAGTTGTCCTGAAGCGATGAGGTGTCATCGCAGTCGTAGTTCGGGTCGGAGGAAAACGTACCATCGCAGTTGTCGCAGGTAGTCGGGTCGATGAAGGTGAAGGAGGAGCGCGGGCCGAACAGGAGGCCTAGAATACGGCCCCACTGCAGTCGGTTGCACACGTCGTCGCCGTTGGTGTTGCCCCCACATGCGGCATCCATCGTGCTGTCGCAGTTGTGGTCGATGAAATCACCGACCTGCAGGACAGCCTGAATGTTCTCCGTGACGCGGTTGTCCCGGATCCAGTTCACCGTGTCCCGGAAGCCGTCCATCCGGTTGACGGCCTGATAGTCGTACTCGCCAGCGGACACCTCATCCACCTGTACGATGCGCTGGGTATCACCGAAGACGGCGATCGTGAAGGAGCTGCGTTGCTGGGCGAAACCGGTCAGTGCGACTGCGCTAATCGCTGCTGTTACTGCACTGAATGTAAAGCGCCGCATCATCACACCCGGTTCCGGTACAGACAACCCTGGGGACGAAAAACCAGCCAGCGTAGTTGGAAACGGAGAGGCGAAGGTTTCGGACGGGCACGCCATCGCTGTCCCCGGAGGTCAGCGGGCCAGAGCCAAAGGCTGTCGTAAAGTCGTAGCAGTAGCCGATCGTGGAAGGGTCGGAATCGAGGGTTCCGGTCACAGGCGGCTTGCACGAGTAGATGGTGAAGTCAGTGGTGAAGCCGTTGGTGTCGGTGATGGCCGGCGGGGCCAGGAGGATCTCGATGTTCCGGTAACCGGCGCAGTTTACCGGCTTGAACCAATCGTTGTCCTGGCAGCGGGAATTGGGGAAGGTGGCAGTGCTGTCACAGCCGTCTTCCGTAGCATCGAGGCAGCACTTCCAGGCCCATCCCTTCGCCCCCTGGCTGTTGGCGAGGACGGTTGGAGCCCGGGTATTCTGGGCCGCTTGAACGGGGTCGCAGACGAGAAGTCCCACCAGCGCTACTAGAGATGCTTTGACGGGGAGCTTAGCCATCGAGTGGTAGCCTCCAGAGTGCTCCGGTGGGAGATTAGCGGCGACCCACGAACCAGATGTGGTCTACGTCCAGCGTGCGGGAAGTGGCTGACTCACTCACCACCGCCATTGCGAAGTGGAGGGCCACACTCGCGAAGATGGATCGACTGCTGTAGGACGCGCGGGCTCGCTTGATCCCATTCAGGTAGACCGTCGCTGAGCCGTAGGGAAGGGTCGAGCTGCCCACAACATCGCCGGGGTCGATGCGAACCGCTACATCAAACCAGGTAGAGTCGGAGAGGGTGGGGACCTGACCGATCCACACGTTGTCTCCACCACCCGCAGTGTTGATGGTCAGGCCGGTACCGGCGGACTCGTGGTAGTAGGTGACGACGCCGGCCGTGGTTACGTTGAAGAGGGAAGCGTCAGAAATTCCGGTGGAGCTGATAGCACCACCGGTGGTCAGGAGGTCCGTGGTGCCGAGATCGTTGTTCGTCGTGTTGCCCCGGATGAGGCCGATCGCTATACCGGTTGTCGCGGCAGTACCGAGGCGAATCCGGGCTCCCCACGCGAACGGCTTGTCCGCCGCCGTGACCCACGACAGAGCGGTATGGTTGGCTGCACCAGTTGTCCCGTAGAGTTCCGTCTGGGTGCCGGTGTTCGCACCGCCCGTACCGGAGGCGAGGCGGAGCACCCCGGACGCCCCCGCACCCACACTACCCGGAGCACCCACCCCTACGGCAAGCAGGGCCTCTGTGGGGGCGGTGGGTGTTCCGATGTCCCCGCGAATCCACTCGGTGGATTCGTTGAAGTCAGCGGCACAGAGGAAGTCGTTGAAATAGACGAAGTAGCCGAACGGTTGATCGGCCATCGGCAGATCGCGGAGCATCCCTCCGAGGGCCCGAGCGTCTCCAAGGAGAGGGCCCTTCCAGCGTGAACCAGCCATCTTTGTTTCCTCCAACGGCAGCGTCCCGGAAAGGGAGCCACCTCAAGAAAGGCACCGTCTAGAGGGGGAATCAGGTTCCGCCGGTCGTGCCGTAGACCCCCGGCCAGTTGGTGAAGCCGGCGCTCTTGCGGAAGTCCACCTTGGACTTCATGTCGCCCGAGTCGAAGTCGTCGGCGGAGCGCATCCGGGTGCCCCGCCGCTCGTAGCACTTCAGGTCGTGCTCCTCTTTGTCCGATGTGAGGAACCAGGCGGCGGCCGATCCCAGGTAGTGGGAGACCACGTAGTTCAGGCCTTCCTGCTTGAGAGCGTTGATGTCGTTGTCCGAAGAGCCGGGGATGTAGCCAGACTCCAGGACCTCCCGGGCTCGCCACTTCAGCTCCGGTGGGATGACCAGGGTGCGGGCGCTCAGTGCCATCGGGAGGCCCCGGTGGTCCACCGTCCGCTCGAACGAGTCGATCGCCTGCTGGAGGGAGGTGCCGTTCAGGTCGGTGTCCGTGTTCGGGCGATTGCCGTAGGTGCCGCCGCCCAGCAGCGTATGCGCCGTGCTGCACAGCGGCAGGTTGTCCTGGCCGACCCGCGTGGTTGAGAAGGCGAAGTTGAGCACGTCCCACACGATGGCTTCGTGGGTATGCTTCGCGCTGCGGGCGAGAGCTGCAACCACCCGCTTGACCACCCCGTAGAGATCATCCTCGTACATCTCTTCGGTGACGCGGAAGCCGAGTCCGTAGCTACGGTGGGTGTACCGAACCTCCGAGCCCTGGATCGGATCGTCGTAGATGATCGAGGTTCCTTCGGGCTTCTCCGGGACTGCGCCGAGGCCCGCGACCACCAGATCCTCCTCGTAGGCCCGCTCGCTGGTCAGCACATTGAACACCGCCGTGTATTCCATGGGGTGTTCGGCAAGCCAGTTGAAGAAGACGAAGCGGTAGCCCGGATCGAGTAGGGCTGCGAGACTTCCTGTCGAGGTAGCCACAGTTCCTCCTTAGCGCGCGGAGCCGACACCCACGTCGGGGACGACGATGACGACGTGAGCGCGGCGGTAGTTGGAGTGAGCGGAGTCGGAGTGGCCCGCCGGCAGGCCGACCACCTGAAGGGCGTGGGAAGCGCCGCGGGAGGTTGCCGTGCTGGCCGTCGCGATGAGCTGTCGGTAGGTGCCGGTCGTCGAGACGATCGCGGCGAAGCGGTTTCCGGTCGCGGTACCCAGCGTCTCCTGGCAGGAGATGTCGAAGACGACGCTGGGTCCGCCGACGACGACTTCCACCTTCTGGCCTGCGGCTGCGGTTCGCATCGCTACACCGACGAGCTTGTTGGCGGAGCCGGTGGCGGAGATCAGATTGCCGTTGGCATCGAAGGCCACGAAATCGCCGACATTGAAGTCGGCGGTGCCTACGACGAACTCGGAGATGGGAGCCTGGCCACCATCCACTTTACGAACGAAGCGGATCGCCGGAAGGATCTGAGTGTTGCTGCGAGCCTGGGAAGGGTTTGTACCCCAATCGGACGGCATCTAGTCTCCCCCTCTAGCGGATGGTCCCACCTGTACGGGTGCGGACCTTGTAATCGTTGTGGTAGTCCTGCCGCTCTTCGTCGGGAGCGACCGTGTAAACGAGGTTGCGGCCCTTCGCAGCGGAGCCCACCGATCGGGCGATCTGCTCTCCCGCGTCAAGCGCCGCGTTGACGTAGCCGCGGTAGCGGTTGCGGATCTTGTCTTCGGTGGCGACCCGGATGGCGGAGAGTCGCTCGGCGGGCATCTTACCAAGAATGAGGCCGCCGAATTGAACCTCCCCGGTGGGAGCGGTGTAGCCGGGAAGCTTGTCGGGGGGGCAACCGCGGTCGAGGAAGTCCTCTTTCGCGTTGCACACCTTCCAACCGAGGCGGAGACGGCTGGGGAGAGAACGCTTGTCTGCGTCGAGCCAGCAGTACGCCATACCCGGCTCGCGCCATCCCATGGAGAGCGGCGCGAACTCATTGTTCAGGTCGCCACGCACGTTGGGAAGCTGACCGTCCTGACGGGTTGCGTGGATACGTAGCTGGGCCAACTTTTCAACCCCCTTTTCGCCGGATCTTTGCAGAAGCCCCCTACCCTGTCAAGTAGTGGGAGTGGATTTCTGGGGGGACTGGGAAGGTGGGGACGAAGCTGGAGCCTTCTTCGAAAAGAGTGGCTCACCTGTTTCGAGGGAACGGAGGGATTGGGCGTACTGGTCAGGGGTGATACCCATCTTGTCAGCGACTTCCAGCATCTCTTTGGATAGACCTTTGGGGGAGATAGCGCCGCCGCCTGTTACCCTGCTCCCCCCAATCTCTACATAGGGGGCGCGGGTAGTTCGGCGATTCTCCCGCTCAGTGGCCTCCCTCGTCTCTCGTTCCTTCTCGCGGGCCGCCTGGATCTTGGCCTCGTATTGAGGGCGACCCCGCATGTAGTAGTAGAACTGCTCGGCTCCAGTTTCGCCGCTCTCGCTGACCTGGGCGAGACGCTCCGGGGGGATGTTCTGAATCTCCCGCTGGTAGTCGGCTTCGAGGGCGGACCAGCCCACAGGGTCCATCGTGCGGATCTTGTCGATGGCCCGCTCGTGGGCGGTTCGGATGGCGAGGTTGGCGGCGAGACCACCGCGCTCTTCGAGGGTGCGCTCTGCGATGCGGGAGGCGACCTTCTCGATGACGGCGAGCGGGTCACGGTAGAAGTCCTGCGGAGAGATGTCCGCTTCCGGGGAAGAGGTGGAAGCGTGAGAACCGGGGGCTTCGAGACGGTCGAGGCGTTCGGCGATGGGGGCCATCGCCTGGGAGACGGCGGAAGCAATCAGCTCGCCGAGCTGTTTCGCGGCAGCCGCCCGCTGCTCTTCCGGCGTAGACTGGGTGGGTCGGGCGGCAGTCTGCTGGCCCTCACCCTCGAATGTGAGGTCAGTCGCGCCATTCGGCTTGGCCATCGGTATTTACCTCCTCCTGGGGGATGGATGGGATAGCGAGAATCTCACTGAAGGCAAGGATCATACCCTGCCAGCGGTAGATCATAGGGGGGTCAGTCTCGTCCAGGAGGCGCTGGACGAGGTGGTCCCGCGCTTCCGTTACGCTTTGAAGGAGGGATTGGCCCTCCTCCGACCGGAGCATGGACTTGAGACGTCGCAGGCGTGAGGGGTTGAACTCCAGCACTGAGTAGGGCTCCCAGACGTTCGCTGTTGGGCAGGTAGGACTCGATGTCTTTGATGTCGAAGGCGTGGAGGATGCGGCGGTAGAGGGCGAGGCCGGCGGCCAGCGCCTCCATCACCACTTCCTTCTGACCGTCGGTGATCGGGACACCCGCTTGATCGACCCCCGCCGTGATCATGCCGACAAGCTGGAGGGCCTGAGCGTAGAAGCGTTCCGTGATGTCGAAGAGGAGCTGGGACTTCTGAAGATCAGACTCGCGGGAGACGGAGGCGGTCGTGGCGGTCAGATCGAACTTGTAGACGGCGGTGTCCGGTTGAGCGCCCTGCGCTTCGAGGGCCTCTACGATTATGGTGGATCGCTCGCCAAACTCCCGGGTGAGGAGGTCCGTTCGGTGGTATTCGTACTGCTTGAACTGGGAGAAGATCCAGGAGCCGAGTTCGCTGAAAGTGTCACGCCACTCGTCTACGATGAAGTCGAGTTTTTCGGTGGCCTGGCGGAGGAGGGCGAGAGTGGAGGTCGCTGTGGCGCTGTATTTTCCGGTGGGGTCCTCGCGGCCCAGACGGTAGTCGGAGACGCCTGTGCGCCGCTCGCCGTAGGCACGGAGGACGTTCTCGTTCTCGAAGCTGGAGGGGTAGACCTCACCGAGCTGCTCACCCATCAGATCCTCTTTCGGGTTGTCGAGCCAGAGGACCTTTCCGGGGAAGACTGTGGTGCCACGGGGGAGGCTACCTTTTCGGGCTTTCCACAGGCGAGTGTTGGCGAGGACGGAGTTGTCGATCCGCTGGTTGTGGATCGTGGAGACACCCTCGGAGATGTGGTGGATCATCCGGCCGATGCCGATGCCGTAGAGAGAGTTCATGCGGCGGACATAGGGGAGGGCGAAGAAGGGCCGGCGGGAGTCGTGGTTCCAGTTCTCCAGCACGCGGAGGATCGTGCGGGACTTCATGTGGTAGGTGATGACGAGTTCGGCGAACTGGCGGGTGATGAGTTCGCCGGTGGGTGTGCGGACCTTCCGGTTGGGGAAGGTGCGAAGCTCGTGGATGGGGAAGTTGCACCAGACTTCGTGGATGTCGAAGCCTTCCCGGCGGAGATACTCCTGGCCGCGAAGGTCCGCCCGCAGCTCCTTGAGGTCGGACGCCCAGTCAGACCAGCCGGCGCTCTCGATCTCCCGGGGGATGTGGTAGCCGTAGGCTTCCCGGGTCTTGAGCTGGTCCCAGCGGAGATGAGAAACGTGGTCGATGAACTGGCAGCGGAGGTGAGAGGGGCCGTTGATGGATCGGGCGTCGATGGGGACTACGATGTCTTCGATGGGGATGGGATCGAGCCAGGGGCCGTAGTGGTGGAGGACCTCGGTGAGTTGAATCCCGGAGGCCGTGGGGAAGGGAGTGTATTCGCGATCGTCCAGCCACATGCCTTTGGCGAAGCCGGTTCCAAGGAGGACACTCTCGAACTCCCAGTCCTTGACCTGCCGGCGGAGCTGGAGTCGGGTGCGCGCCTGATGGTCCATGAAGTCTTCGCTGGCGCGGGCGTGTTCGATGAAGTTGGGGTCCTCGACGCGAGCCGTCCACAGCTTCTGCTGGTTGAAGATGGCAGCGTGGAGGTTGGACTGGATGGAATCGACGAAGATAGCCTTCAGGGGGATAACTAGATTCGATGCACCGGCCCAGGGGAAGCTCTTGGTCGCGGTGCGGGGCTGGCCCTCGTAGTCCCGGAGGTCGTCTGCCCAGGATTCCTCCATGGAGCGGCGGGAACGGAGGGCGAGGTTGATCCATCCGTCGAGGATGGAAGCGATGGTGCCGCTGTCCTCGTCTGAGGGGACGATCGGTTCGAGGATGATCATACGGGTTTCTTTTTGAAACTCCCCCCAACCCCTCCCGGGGGATCAGGCTTCGGGGGAGAGGGATTCGAGAGCGGTCTTGCGGGTGGGGCGGGAAGGTGGTGGAGCTGGAGGTGTGTCGTCCGGGATGTAGATGGAGACGTCGGGGGCAACGGAGCCGACAGACAGCCCGGGGAGCGGGGTCCCTGTGAAGAGGAGGTGGTAGAACTCCGGGGAGCCATCAGGCTTCGCTTTCATGCCGACCATCTCGAAGCCGGAAGTGAGGTGGGCATCGAGGGCGCTGGTGGGAACCCACAGGTAGTGCAGGCCAGGGACGGCCCGTTCGAGCCAGGGGAGGGATTCGGGGTCGAAAGGTAGGGGCATAGGCTTCTCCTAGTAGCCGGTGATGCGGGACCGGCCGAGATCGTAGTAAGAATCGGGGGTTGTGTCGATGGCGAAGGCGTCCTCCAGCTCCGGGTCTGTCTCGCCGGTGTCCGGGAAGACCCAGTATTCGGGGCCCTGCGCCATGGCGTCGAGGAGGTCCCAGGGGGGAGCCTGCGGGAAGTCGAGGTACTCCCGGCGGAACTCCAGCATGTCCTCCTCGATGAAGATCTGTCCGTTGGAGAAGTAGGGCTGGAGTTTGCGGATACGACCTTCCTTCCGGGTGTTGGCGGACTTGGTGTAGGCTTCGACGCGGCCGTCCGTCAGGGCGATGCCCCGGTCGGCGGCCATTCCGAGGAGGCCCGGACGGACCATCTGTGTCCACGAGTGGGACTCGATGGAGATGCGGGAGATGTAGGGTTCGTAGGCGGTGAAGAAGCGGAGGATCTGGTCCTGGAGTTCGGGGACGCTGACGACTCGCTTCCAGGCGTGAAGGAGGAAGATGCGACGGGGGTGGGCGATACCGACTACGGCGATGGCGGAGTGGGAGTGCTTCGCTTCGGCTTTCGCGCGGCCCTCGACGAGTCCGATCCCGGGGTCGACGTGGATGTAGATGGAGAGAGCGGGGAGGGGGACGCGCTCTGTTTCGCTGGAAGAGCGGATGTCTGTGGGGCGTTGCTGGACAACGGCGGTACGGCGGCCCTCGATGATTGACTCACCTTTGGTGTAGAAGCGAAGCCACGAGTCTCTAAACTCTTGAGTGGTGCCAGTCGTTGGCTGATTTTGATACTGGGAGTTCTTGGAGGCGAAGCCGTAGGCAATGTAGTTACCGGAGGTGGTGGCGATCCAGTAAGTGGGATGGCGACCGAGATACTCGGCGCTGATGACCCCCACCGTTTCCTTGATGGGTTTTGTCCCCATCAGGGTGGAGAGGACCTTCTCGCTCTTGAGGGGTTGGCACCAACGGAGGAAGCGAATACGCTCGCTCCGGCCGCCCTTCAGATAGAAGAAGACAGCCTCACCGGGTTTACCATTCTTTTCGCTCGTCGTGTGGATGTGGCTCTCTCCGTACTTGAAACCGAGTCGGTCGAAGCAGCGACGAAGCTCGTCGCATACACCCGGGTTGTGGGAGGCGCTCTGGTGGAAGAAGATCGCGTCACCGGAGCCCCCGAAACACGAGCCCTCCCCGTCGAACATGCCAGCGAGCCAGCCTGCGTCTCGACTCAAGGTGGGAGGGAGAGGAGGCGGGGAAGTGTAGACACGGGAGAGCTGGTGGAGCCCGTGATAGGTGTTGATCGAGAGGGGCTTGTAGGGACCCCGGGAACGATGGCGAACGTCGAACCATTGATGGTCGTCCGTACATTCGATGGAGGAACCGTCCTCCAGGTGGAAGCGGTAGAGGGGGCTATCGAGGCGGCAGCCCACTTCCGTTACTTCGGCTTCGACGAGGGGGATTCGAGGGGTGTGGATGTCGTAGCCGATCACACGGTCGCCGGGGCGAAGGCTGGAGATTGGCCGTTCGGTCCAGTCGGCCATCGTAATCGGGGCAGAGGCGGGGAGGCAGGAAAAGCTGAAGATCCCCATCTCTCGCTGGAGTTTCTGGAGAAGCTCCATGGTGAATTCTTCGGGGAAGAGGGGCGCGTCCATTAGTTCGCCAGTCTCCGGGTGGCGAACCTGGATGATGGCGGAGCGGACGAACCACTTCATCTCGTCATAGGTTTCCATGGCCCACGAGTAGACATCGCGGTAAGACCAGCGGGTGCCGATCATGTCGAGGACGCCGTCCTTCGGGTTGACGAAGAGGGGATTGGAGCGGCGAACCCAGTCCACCACCTTCTCCATGATCTCGGGGTTGGCGGCGGCCTCTTCGCCGATCAGGTCGTCGAAGCGGAGGGTGGTGAAGTGCATCCCCTGGAAGGCGGCGGACCAGCCGGCGGCGAAGACGGAGGGCTCCGGCCACTCCCGGGGCCGGCGGATGTTGATGGCGTCGGCGGTCCATCGCCAGCCCTTGGACTTCCAGGGGGGGATGCGCTCCGGGTAGAGCTGGTTGAGGAGGCGGTTGGACTCGAAGTGGGAGCGGATCTGGGCGAGGAACTGACGGGCCTGGTCACCCCGCTCGTGGACGATCAGAATGCGCTCTTCCGGGTTTCGGATCAGGTCCCAGATGGTCTTGGCGATCGTGATGAGGCTCGATTTGTAGTGGCCGCGGGGGATGATGAAACCCTTGCGAGGGTGGGTTTGCTCGGCGAAGCGGCACATGTCGAGGTGGAGCCGGGAAGAGAGCTTGTCGTAGCCGAGGATGAACTTGGCGAAGAAGTAGAGGTCGTTGATACCGTGGGTCGTCCAGAAGGCGACGAGGCGCTCGGGGGCAATGGCGGATACGGGGTCCACGCCGTCGCTGACGAGCCGGGACCATTCGAGCCGGGCTGCGGCGTACTCTTCAGCGGTTAGAAGTTCCATGGCACTTTCCCCAGGGAGCCCCGGTTGCCACTCACTCCATCCCTCCCTCGGGGATAGGAGTCCCCCCACTGGAAATAGCAACCGGGGTCCCGTTCTGGGGCTGGGTGAGAGATTCGAGGGCGGCGCGGAGTCCGGCTTTCACCTGATCGTCGGAGACGACGAGGAGGGCTGCGGTCTGCGTCGGCTGGATCTTGCGGTTGAGGGAGCCTTCGCGGTCGAGGAGGGACTCGGCGGCGGCGAGCCGAGTCCGTTCGTCCCTCCCGTGGTCGCGGAGGTCGATGAGGGTGCGAAGGGATTGTTCGGTGGTCTGGGCGAGCTGGAGGCGGAGGAAAGCGGCGCGGTGGAGTTCCTCGGCGGCGATGCGCTTCTGCTCCGCCTGGACCTCGGGGTCCTGGAGGAGGGCATCGTAGGCGGAGGGGGAAAGGCCGAGGAGCGCGAGGATGTCGTTGCGCTTGAGGTCGAGGTGGAGGTAGCTGGCAATGCGTTTCTTTATGAAACTCGCCCCCCCCTCCTCCCGGGGCGGCGGGAGCTGGATCTCCGTGCCGGCGACCGTGGGAAGGTCGGAGGAGGAGTCGCCTGGGGCCGCGGGAAGGTCGAGGTCGGGGTTGTCGAAGGACGGGGCCATGGGAATAGGGGAACAGAGGGCGAAGGTGGAGTCAAGCGAAAGGGTGACGAAGGCGAAAGGATGGTGAAGGGTTGGGCGGAGCCGCGCTAGCGGCGAAGCGCGCGAGGAGTCCCTGGATGGGACCCGAGGGAGCGCCAGGGGGGTGGGAGAGCCGCAGGAAGTGGGAGAGCCGCAGGAGAAATGAGAGAGCCCCGGGAAGTGGTAACCGCCCGAAGCGGGCGGTTCGGGCCTTGGAGCGGTGCGTCATAGCGTTTTGGGGGTACCGACCGGTCGGTCTGACGCGATGCGTCACCTGCAAGACTCGTACCAATAGGAATTTCGCGGGCTTACGGGCTGGCACGAATCTTGCTAATTGGTACGCTGCGCCAGACCGATCGGTCGGTCGGGCCCGCCAGGCACGCCGGACCATGACACA